CAATGCCGCAAGTTCTAATGTCGTTGCTGACATTGGTCGCTTGTTTGGTGAAGCCATTGCTCGTAAAATTGACACTGACTTGACAGCATTGTTCAGCAGTTTCACAACTAACACAGTTGGTAGCACATCTACTACTGCTACAGTTGCTCACATTTTCCAAGCCGTTAGCAAGTTAAAGGCTCAAGGCGTTCCAGGTCAGGACATCTATTGTGTTCTACACCCAGAAGTTGCCTATGACCTAAAGGCTAACATCACCAACACATTTGCTAACCCAAATGCTGGTGATCTACAAAATGAAGCAATGCGTACAGGTTTCGTAGGTATGCTAGCTGGTGTTCCAGTATTTGAAACCAGTAACATTGCCAATGCTGGTGCCTCAGGCGACTACATTGGTGGCGTATTCCACCGTGACGCTCTTGGTCTTGCTCTAATGGGTGACATCAAGATTGAAACACAACGCCGTGCCAGTTACCTAGGTGACGACATCGTTGGCTCTGCCATGTACGGTGTTGGCGTTCTTCGTGAACAATATGGTGTAGCGGCCGCGTTTGACTCTTCAATCGTTTAATTAGGAGAACAGTAATGGCATTCATTAGCTCAGGTGGGACAGTAATAAGTTTTGCGGAATATGAAGATGTTACCGCAATGGATCAACGCCTATTTGAGGCTAATGAGGGGCTTACGGAGGTCATTGTAGAGGATGCGTTGGTTAAATCAACTTCACGCATTCTCACTAAGATCAGAGCCAGCAAATGGTGGAAGGACTACTATGTTGCCAGAACATCTGACATCAGTAGTAGCGTCACAGCAACCTATCTCAGCGTTCCAGCATTGGATCCAAACAAGATTAAGGCAAGGACCAGTGATTTCACTGATCTATGTGTTTACTTTTGTCTTGCTGAAATCCTGTTACCAAAAGTAGCAGACTTTGGCAATGCGGATACAGCAGAACGTCAGAAGATTGGGTTCTATGATGAAAAGTTCCGTGCTTTATATAATGAATTATTAGAGGCTGGTGACTGGTATGATTTCTCAGGCGATAACACAATTACCGCAAATGAGAAAGCACCAAGTCGTCAAAACCTAGTGAGAGTTAGATGAGATCAGAACTACTATCCTACCTAACCACAGCACTTTCTACTGCTACCATAAAGGTATCACAGGAGTTGCCATGGACTACAGCAGGAGAACCATTGTATCTTAAGAACATGAAGAAGTTATATCTGGATCAAGACCAAGTTGTTCAAACAACCTTGATACCTACCTTAAATGGTGGAGATGTATTTCAAAATGATCTTATTGTGCGTGGCTATTTTGCCGTGGATGCTAAGAATCAACCCGCAGGCTTATCAACTGCTATTACCACAATCTTAAACGCGAAAGATCAAACAGGTATTGTCAACTTTGGAAGCGAAAGTGACTATACCACGGAGATACTTGACGATGTAATGGTTTACACCGTTGAGTACAGACTAAACACCACATCATAAAGGAGAACATATCGTGGCATATATCAATGTATCAGCACAATCTGATTTCGCTACACTACACATCAGTACAAGTAGCGTAACAATCAGTGGAACTACTGCCAACACCTCCACTAGCATTCTAGAAGTACCAGCATTACAAAACATTACTCTTAACAACGGTAATGGTGTGTTCCGTTGGAAGCAACTAGATTCTACTAGTGAGTCAGCAGTAGCAATCCCAGCAACCAACCAAATCAGCTTAAACGCTGTGGTTGATCCTAGCAGTTTCTTTGGCGTCACAGGTGCCGCAGGAAGTGCTAACGCTAAGGGCCTATACGCTCTAAGCAATGAAAAGACTAAAATCAACTTCCGTATGTATTTTAACGGCGTTGACAGTGGTTCTAAGTATGTAAGTGGCACTGGCTACATTACAGGCTTGGCTCCTACAGTTAGTCCTGATCAGCCTGTATGGGTAACTCCATTGACTATTGAAGTTGATGGCGACCTATCAGCAATTCAGACCGTAGCCTAAAACCTACAAAAGAGGACTCTATTAAACCAGGGTCCTCTTCCCTTGAGTAAATAGTAGACAGGAGAGATTTATGGATTTTAACAACCTTAACAAAGGTCAGTTACTAGACAGCCTAATCGCTGAAGTAGCCAAGGGCCTTAATGAAGTGCGTCACGCACAAGACGATTTAGACAAAGCGGAAAGCAGAATGAAATTCGTTCTAGCAGTCCTACACAACTTAAAAGCAAGAGATCTACAGGAGTAAGATATATGGATATTTCAAAACTAGCAAAAAAACCCCAACTGATTGAGATCGTAGTAGATGATGAGGGCATTGTCACGGAGTACGGTGAACCTATCACCTTCTGGATGATGGACTTTATTGACATCAACACCTACTTTGAATTCTTTCGCAGTCAGACAGAGAAGAGCGGGCAAGAGATGAATGTGCTACTACGCAAAATCATTCTAAAAAATGATGGCACACCAGCATTGGGTGATGACGAATCACTACCAATTGACATAGCAGTAGCGGCATTGAGTAAGATCAATGAATCCTTGGGAAAGTCAAAAACCAAGTCGTTGATTCAACCCAGTGGGATTCAGCCAGAATGATCACCATAGGGCATCTTGCTAGAACATATGGTATGTTGCCCAGTGAGGTGGCCAGTCGTGCTACCACTTTTGATCTAATGGTCACTGACGTTTATACGACTTGGGAAAACTATCAGCAGAATCCAGATAGCACAGACCATTACAGCCAAGAGCAATTACTTGAGGCATTGAATAAGAGGAAATAACATGGCAGGCGAATTCAAACTAAGAATAACAGAGATCAAGCAGGCATTGAATCCTGTTAAAATGGCTAAAGATGCCTATAGGGTATTTGGTGCTAATACACCTATTAGAACAGGCAATGCCCGCCGCAATACACATCTATTTCAAGACACTATTGAAGCAGATTATCCCTACGCACAACGTCTTGATGAAGGGTATAGTAAGCAGAGACCAAATGGAATGACTAAGCCAACTTTGGAGTTCCTAAAGAATTATGTAAGAAAACAAGGATCCTAATATGTCAGCAATAGAAAACTTCAAAGTTAAAATTACTACAGAGGGCACTGATCAATTAGACCGTATTGCCCGCGGTGCTGAAAACGCATCTAACAAGATGAACATGCTGGCTGGTGCCATCCTTGGTGTTAGTTTTGTATCCTTTGTTAAGGGTGCGATTGATATGGCGGATCGCATCACTGACCTAAGTGACGCAACTGGCATTGCTGTAGGCAGTATCAAAGGATTTGAGGACGCATTATCAGCCGCAGGTGGCAAGGCCAAGAACGCTGAAAAGATCATTATGACTTTCTACCAAAGCATGGATAATGCTTTACAAGGTAGTGACAAGACAAGAGAAGCATTCCAAAAACTGGGTATCAGCATTGATGACCTAAAAAACAAGAGTGAAGCAGATCTATTAGGCAGAGCACTTACACAACTTGCTGGAATGGAGGAAGGAAGCACAAGAACAGCCCTAGCTACTGACCTATTTGGTAGAAGTATTCGTGCTGTTGATCTAAACAAATTCCTACAAGAACTTAAGGATGGTAAGAAGTCAGCATTTGAAGCCGCTAAGGACCTTGAAGCCGCTGGAGAAGCCGCTGATAGAATGGATAAAGCATTTAGAACACTACAAGAAGGTGCTCTAAAAGCATTTGGTCCTATCATTAAACATCTAGGTGATGCTAAGACAGGTGCTGATGATGCCGCAACAGGATTCAAAGTCCTAGCAGGTGTTATGGCCCTAGCATTTGGTGCTCAGATCCTAGCCAATATTATTTCTATTAACACAGCATTAGGTATCACAGCAGGTCTATCTAATGTAATTGGTAAAGGACCATTAGGTGTTATTGCCAAGTTAGGTGCCCTAGGTGTTGGTGCTGTCACCATTGCCAACATTGAAGACCTAATCAAGAAGAATGAAGAACTAAAAGATAGTGCTGACAAGGCTGTTGCCGCACAAACAGGTGCTGGACAGACAGGTGCTGTAATTGAAGGTAAGAAAACTGATAATAAGCCAGCTAATCGTCCCGCAGGTATTAGTCCTAAGGATCAAGCCCTTATTGACAGTAACAAGCGTATCACACAAAGTATTGCTGAACAACGCAAGTATGCTGAGATGGTCACCAATGATGACATTTTTAACATTCGTAGATCAGCACAAGCAGACATTGAAAAGATGGAAGCAGAAGTCAGAGGCAATAAACTTCTAGGTGATACACAAAAAGAAAAAGAAATTGCTCAACGACGCCTAGAAATCAATGCCAAAGCTGACCAAGACATTGCCAAGATCCGTGCTGACAATGAGCGTCAGATGAATCAAAGCATTCAGTCATTTGCGTTTTCTAATACAGAGCGTGATAAAGCAATACAACTTGAACTTGAAATGGCCAAACTAACTGCTCTTGATGCTGAGGAGCGTAGAAACATTCTTGATCTTGAGAAGCAACGCAATCAAATTCTTGAAGAATTCCGCCGTACTAGAAATGTAACAGCAGAAGAATTGGCAATCAAAGAAGCACAATTAAATGCTGAAATGATGCGTGGTGTTGAACTAATCAAACAACAAACGCAAGAACGCCGTAATCAACAAAATGATCAAACTGCTGGTGCTGTTAAACGCATGAATGACATTGCTGACAGCCTAACACCATTCAAAGTTGGTGGCATGATGGTTGATAGTGTGTTCAACAACATGACTTCAGCATTGGACAAGTTTGTTGAAACTGGCAAGTTCAAGTTCAGTGACTTTGCCGCTAGTGTTATTCGTAACCTATTGATGATACAGCTTAGAGCCAGTGCTACATCATTATTCAACAGCGTTGGTGGTGGTGCTGGTGTTATGAACTTCCTAAGTTCAATATTCAAAGCAGGTGGTGGACCAGTTAGTGCCAACAGTCCTTATATTGTTGGTGAGCGTGGACCTGAACTGTTTGTTCCTAAAGTCAGCGGAAGCATTATACCAAATAATAAAATGACTGGACAAGGAGCCTCACTAGGAGGAAGTCCAACGTACATCACCAACAACATATCAGCCATTGACAGCAAGTCCGTGGCACAATTATTTGCGGAGAACAGAACCATACTATTTGGCAATGTTGAACAGGCACGCCGCGAGATGCCAATGAGGACTAGATAATGAGTTTACAGACAATTATTAACAAGGCAGAATCAATACAGTTTGATCGCCGCAAGGTAGTTGGTGTTCAATACACTCGCAGTGAATTGCCCAAGACCACAGAAACAGTTACTAAAAATCCATGGCGTATGAGTGTTACAGTCAGTGCCATGTTTCCTTATGCTGACTACAGAAGCCTATTTGAAACCATTGACAACATGGATCGCAACACCACAGAAACAGTTTCCTTTAGCAGTATTCCTTGGATTGCGGCCTATGACAATGCCAATCAAATGAGTTCAGCACAGGTCAGTGCTCTATTGATCAGCGGCGTAGGAACCAAGA